CATCATGTGCTGGTTCATGATGAGTTGCCATTGGCCGCCGCCTCCGCAATAAACGTGGTAGTAGTGGATTAGTTTCATAGGGAAGCGATTGCAAAAAGCAAGACCAATAACAGGGCGAATCTGCCAAAAATCAAAAGCAAATCAAGGAAGGATTCGAGGTTCATGGGGGTAAAGTTAAACCACAACATACTTTCCCGAATTGCTTACCCTCAATTTGTTGAGAGCCACATAACGCATCGCATCGCAGGCGTGGTTGAATGAGTCAATGGGGACCCCCGTGTTCTTTCCCTCCTTGTCGGTCGCCCAGGTGTAGGAGCGTAGTTCCTTGATGAGGTTTGTGCTATCCTTGGTGACCTGCAACTTGTAGCGTTTGAGGATGTCTATCCCGTTGCGAACCGAATCGGGACCCTTTTCGGCAGGCTTGATGTTGAAGCCAAGGCGGTAGATTTCCTCGATGCTCTTCGGTTCCGCTGAATCCGCCACGATTTCCCAAGCCCTTGTAATCCCCAGCGACCGCAGTTTGTGTGCGATGTCTTGGTTGGTCAGGCCCGTAGCGTAGAGCAGTTCCTGAATCAGCAGGCAGTCCCCTTGGCGGTAGATAGCGACCAATGCTGTAGGGTCGTTGCTGAAGCCCCAGTCAAGCCCAAGGGCAACGAATTTAGCTCGGCTTACATCTATACCCTCCACCACCTCGAAGTCCTCGTATATCGCACCCTGAAGCGTCCCGACCTGACCGAGGCCGTACACCTTCCACCAGTTCGCCCAGTACGCAGAGGTTTCGGCTTTGGTCTTGGCTTTCTCAATCTCTCGGATGATGGCAGGGTCAAGGGCTTGGTTGTCCTTATAGGTAACGAGCAGGAACTCCGCATCGGGGTCGTGCATCAATTCGGTATGCGCCCAAAACTCTCGGACTGGGTTATAGTCGATGTAGATGGCGGTCCTTGTCCTGATAGCCAGTTGGTGATAGGCTTCCCATGCGATGTTGTTCGCCTCGTTAACGAATAGCACATCCCTTCTTGCCCCTCGCATCTTGTCGCTTTGGTCAGCGGAAAAGAACTCGATGTAGGAGCCATGCGGGAAGTCGTAGCGTAGCAGCGTTCGGTTGTAAAGTTCCTCTTGGTATAGCCCTGTCATGTTGAGCATCTTGAGGAAGTCCTTGAGCGCACCCCTGCGAAGGTGAGGGATGGATTCGGAAACTACTGAAATCTCAAGCGGTCCGCATTCGGGGTTGGCTGCATAGGAGTAGAGCAAGGACAGGATGGCGAAGGTCTTGCCTGCCGATGAACCGCCTTGGACTATTCGGACTCTCTTGCGGAATCCATCAATCTTGATTGCCGTTGTTGTTGGTGTCAACTTGTAGTTTTACGCCCTGCCAAATTGGTTGAGGCGATATGGTTGCAGCGACCTCCTGCTTGGGTTGACCGTACACCCGTGATAGCAGCGTTTCCATCGAGTAGAGCGTTCCCTTCTCAATGGACTTGCGGATGGCCGAAGCGATGGTCTTTTCGAGGACCGTTGCCGTTGGGTTGTCCCAAACCGCCTTGACTTCCTCCAAGGTCATGGCCATCATGTTTTGGATGGTATCGTTGATTTCGGACCGCTTGTATCCTTGGTCAATCAGGGTGCTGACGTACTTGCGTGGGCGACCGTTGGGGTTGCCTGACTGCCCTTTTTCAAATGGCTTGTTATTTGGTATCGGGTTGCTCACGGCTGTTATTCGGCTGTTTTGTACGGCAGGCCGTTCCTCTTGACCTCCAAGGTCGGGTCGAGTTTAAGCATCCTGTCCACGATGACTTGGCAGTACTTCGGGTCAAGTTCCATGCCGTAGCACTTGCGGTTGAGTTGGTGGGATGCGACCATTGTGGTTCCACTTCCTGTAAATGGTTCATAGATTAAATCACTTTCCAATGAAAAATCACCAACCATTTTAGACGCAAATTCAACGGGATATGCGGCTCTATGTTCTATGCTCTCTCCAGTTATTTGAGACCCCGCTGATTTTATTTGCCAATAATTCCAACGACAATCATTATATGTTTGGCTTGTCCTGTATTTATCATTACCGCTCATCACAAAAACAAATTCACATCTTCTTGAATATATCCCAATTTGTGGCAAATTTATGGAGTGGGTTTTATCCCAAATAATAGTCTCTTTTACTCTATATGGATTATCATTTGAAAAGATTATTTTACCATAATCGTCTCGACTTTTTGAATTGTATGCGATATTCCAACAGACCGAATGAGATTCATCGTTCTTAAAAATAAAAGAAGTTTTCAGTATATCTATTGAGAATTTGTAGTATTCTTCGGATGTTTTATTGTCGCTATTCTTTTGATTATACAGGCTTGCCTGTTTTTTGCCAACACCAAGCCCTTTTGTATGCATCAAGTCTCCATTGCTTTCACCTTGATTATATGGAGGACTTGTTGCCATTAAATCCCATTTTTTATTATCCATCAACTTTGCGACGGCATCGCTATCCGTTGAATCCCCACAAAGCAAACGATGCGGACCAATCTCGAACAGGTCGCCCAGCACGATGTCGGTCTTTAATTCGTCAGGCATCTCGTAGTCATCTTCCTCCGCTTCCAGTTCCTTGGCGTTGTCAAAGTCGGGCAGGTCAAGACCCCACTCTTGCAGTTCCTCGGTGTCCCATTCATTGGCAAGCATTTCCCAGTCCCACTCCCCTCCGCTTACATTGTCCTTGATGATAAACTGCCTTTGCTTGTCCTCGTCCCAATCCACGACTTGAATCGGAACATCCTTCCATCCTGCCTCACGCATGGCCTTGAGCCTCATGTTGCCTCCAAGCACAACCATATCGGTATTGACCACAACGGGGCGAACCTCGGCCATTTCGGGTAGGTCTTTGATGGACTGCACGAGTTTCTTGAACTTGTCATCCTTGATGACCCTTGGGTTGTTCGGGTTGTTCTTGATTGTGCCTATGGGTACTCGTTGCATCAGTATTCAATTTTATCGATCAGTTCGTCAATCTTGTCCACAATCTTCATCTTGACCGCATAGGCGTTAGGGGCATTGGATTCCTCCACCGCTCCGATGCATTCGCAGAGGGTCGTTATGACCATCATGAGCGAATCCATGCGAGCCTGCACTTGGGCTTCTTGGTTGTCTTTAGTCCTCGAGCTGGCCAAGTTCCCGAAGTTTATTTCTGCTCCAAGATAACGCAGCCTTACCGCCCCAAAGCAGGTAGCTGATGTAACCGCAGTCGGAAGTGGAATCTGCGTTGTCGTAGTACGTTTCCGCACGGCTGAGGTAGGAGTGCATCCGCTTGATGGTAGCGAGTGAGATGGCCTCACCGCTGGCAAGCTGCTGCGCCCTGACCTTGCCTGTTTGGGTCGCACATTTGTTGCCATTCCGCTCGTTGAGTTCAATCCCCCGCTTGGCGTTATTGCGTACCCCTTCGCCGTAGTCGGCATAGGATTCAAAAGCCTGCCGCTTGTGGTTGGCCCAAAGATTGCCGCAAACGGCAAGCCGTTGCTGGGCATCGGGGAACTCTGCCGTGGTGTTGGCGTTGGACATACAACGACCGAGGAATTGGTCGCTGGTTTCATTCGCTTGGGGTGTTGGTAAGGGCATGGGTAACGGTATGCTGATTGGCTTCGGCGAATTGGTCCGCCTGTTCGTAAATGTAGGAGAGCGCAGATTTTACGCAGTCGGCACACCACCAATTCGTATTGGGTCGGCCGTGTGCAACGAGGATGGTCTGCAAGTCATGGACGGCTTCGGGGGATAGCCGCATGAACAGGGATGCCTGATATTGCTCCCAATAGTGGCGGTGCTTGGTTGCGAGGATGTACTCGTCTTGGGTCATCGGTTGGTCATTTGCAGGATGACAACGGTAAGCCCTGCCGAGGCAAGACCGTACACAGGCGCAAGCATCCAGTCGCAGGTCAGCAGGGTGAGTGAAGCCCCAAGCCAAAACGATAGGCAGGTGATGCAGCTGAACGGCTTGTGCCTGCCGAGCCAAGTCCTGTACCACCACTGCGGCAAGACGTGGTATTCGGCGATTGCGAGGGCGGCGAGGCTACTGACGAGTAGCGGGAGTATCAGTACGTCCATGGGTTTTGAGGATTGCGGCTTTGATTTTGGCTTTGGCTTGCTCGATGGAATAGATGACCGAGCGGTAGGGGATGCCCGTTTCACGGCTTAGTTTCTTCATATTCCCCGTAGCCATGTGAAGTTTCAGCAGTTCCTTGTCGTATGGGAATGCTCCCTCCTTCGCCCAAGAATCCATCTCCGATTCGGCAATCGCCCACATATCGTCAACGAGGGAACTGTACTCTTCGTGGGTCATATCAGCGTTGGGGTCTATTTCCTCGGTGGTGTCGTGGTGCCTGTACTTTTGAGCGAACTGGTTGTTCTTGCCACGGTAGAGGTTCAGGAGCAGACGCACAACGTAGAACTTGAAGTAGCCCTGCCCTTGGATTTGCAGAATCTTGGCGGGGTCTTTTTCCAGCAGTATCAGCACGCATTCCTGCTCCAAGTCACGCCAAAGCGGGTCGCCGCCAGTGATGGTCAGGCAGGCCTTCTTGATTTCGCCGCTTCGGTACAAGTCAAGGATTACGGTTTCTGCTGACTGCATGCGCAAAGGTATGCAAAAAAATAGGGGGATGCGATTAGGCATCCCCCAGTCCGAATCTCACGGTCTTGCCTCTTATCGGGGTGCTGACCGACTACCTAAGTAGCACTT